TTTCTTAAAAAATGTAAGTGTTAACAATAATTGGTGTATAAAAACTGCAAAAATATCTACATTTAATAGAGCAGATGAAGCTCTAGAGGTAAACACTAGTAATGCTGAACAAGCATCTTTTGGAAGTATAGATTTTCTTTCTAATGGTTTTAAACTTAGGAATGCTGGCGGATCTACAAACGGTAGTGGTAATAATTTTATTTATTTTGCATTTGCAGAAGCTCCTTTCAAAAATGCAAGGGCAAGGTAGTATATAGATATGGCTTTTTTATTAGACGGAAAACCTTTAGCAGTTGAT